GATGCATTTCTTCTGCCCAGTCACGACCCTCTGTTTCCATTGTGTCAAGAGCACGGCGCTTGTAGTCTTTTGGATTTGTGTGTTCTTTTACAACTAGAGCAAGACCACGGCTGTCGCTGTAATTTGCAGAGTCTTCATCCAACTCTTCAATGAAACGAATTTTTACTGATTGTCCGTCTGCTAATTTTAGCCAGCGAACCTTACTTCCTGTACCTTCATATTTTGGCTTATCAACTAATGCATTGATATTTTTTAGACCTTTTACTATTGTCATTATTTCTCCTTGTTTCTTCTATTTTAGCATAGCGACTATTGAGTTGTCAAACTTATATTCTAGTTTTTTAATTTCCTCATCGCTCATTTCGCCAATATCTTTATATTTTTGATCAATGTTTACAACTGAAACCTTAGAACCTATCTTTCCTAAGATACGATCTACCATTATGGAACCAGCCTCATCATTGTCTGCTACAAGAACAACATCACTGAAGTACTTTTCTAATAGTTTCATCTGAACTGATGAAACATTAGCCCCTAGGGTAGCAACCGCAGGGAAACCTACTTGGTCCAATCTGATTGCATCAAAAGATGACTCAACAACATAAACAAATCTAGACGACCTAACTCTGTGAAGATTAAATAAAATCTTTGACTTTTGAAGTCCTGGTGTATTTTTAAATTCCTTACCCTCAATAGATCTACCAACAAAACCAATAGTCATACCGTCTGGTGATTGAACTGGTATTGTTACATAGTCCTGTCTTTCAGAATACCCCAAAGAAAACTTAGCAACAGATTCATCTGTTATTCTACGACCATGAAAGTAATTCATTGCCCTTGGAGATTCTAGTGCTTGATTGTTTAGTCTTTTAATTAATACCTCGTCAAACTGCACAAACTCGGGAGCAACATAAAGTTTTTTATTTACAACCTTTTCTATATCTAACTCTTTATCTTTTTGTTTGATATACCTAGCCGATTCAAAATATGTTCTGCCCGATACAGCCATCACAAACTCTATAAGAGTCTTGCTGGTCTGACATCCAAAGCAAAAGAACAGCCCTTTTTCTTTAGAGATAGTTCCTGCTGGAGTTCTGTTGTTATTATGAAACGGACAAAATATCATAAAGTTGCTCTCAGTTTGAGAAGGTATCTCTATACCAGCGCCCTCTAAAACTCTTTGTACCTGATCTTCTGTGTAAACTTCACTATGCATTATTCTCAAAATCCTTATACTTGTAGTAACCTTTGTCAAAATCAACCTGAATTAAAAAGTCTCCCATAAAGCCGTTACGGTTTTTTCTAAATGCACACTCAATAACATCACTATTTGCTGCTCTTCCCAATGCCAAAACCCAGTCTGCATCATATGCTATCTGCCTTGACCATGCTGTTTGACCCAAAGTTGGAACGGTATTTAGATTAGTAACATCATCAGGTGTAGCAGATGAAATAGCAATGATAGGCACCTCTTCACCAATAGACATTAGTTTGAGTTCACGAGACAGGTTCTTCATGCGTACCGTCTCATTATCAGACTTCTGGTTTGGACTCATAAGTTGTAGATAATCAACTATAACAAAATCTGGTTTATATTGATCAATCTTTCCACGAATTACAGATGGGGTAATCTCTCCACCATTATCGCTTGAGATGATATGAAAAGGACACTTGCCATCAACTTTATCTTTGTGCCATTTTTTTAACATTTCTGTTTCTGCATTACCATTACTTAGTTTTCTATGTGACCACAATCCCTCTCCCATTATTGTATACACACGATTACGAACTTCTACTTCTGACATTTCAAGACTTATGATAAGTGGAGTTTTACCCTGCTTCCATGCCTGAACTGCAAAATACAAAGACAACCAAGACTTACCAATTCCTGGGTAGGCAAGAAAGATACCTAATTGTCCTGGCATGATTCCTGATGGGAGATAGTTGTCAAATCCTGGCAGCCCAGTAGAAATACCTATCTTGCCTAACTCTTGTTCTCTACGAACATTTTCAAAATATGCAATAGCAGAATCAATATCTGTTGCATCAATATCACGGATATTCGACGTATTCTTTTTTAGTTCTGCTGTTTTTGTTATAAGATTATTTAGGGCTGCTGTTCCATTACCGCTCTGAACCTCCGATGCTGCAGAGCGAAGAATGTCTTTTACGCTTTCATTAAGATATTCTACTTGCAACTCTTCAAGATGATGCTTTGTAGATCCTACTCCATCTTCTGGCTGGAAGTCTCTAAACTTTTCTACTACCAGGGATGTTGGTGGAACCGAACCATTTACTTCTGCATATCTACGTATAAATTGCCACACATCATTATGTGTACGCATAATGTTATCTACGTTAGCCTGTAAAAGAACGTGTATCTGTTTGTCTTTTAGCACTGCGGAGATTAGTCTGGATTCTGTATCAATCATTTAACCACTCCCTCGCTTTTTTCCTACGCTCTTCTCGTTCTTTTTTATCTTTCTCTATAGCCATTTTACCATCAAGTAATTCTTTTGTGTTGTATGCAAAAGAATTCCATGAAGGATTTTTTGATATTTCAAAGTAATAAGATAACAAATCATAACACTGTGAAATACCATATGATTCAACTAGAGCATCGGCAGCCCATTGCTCAACGTTTAGATTGAGATTAGACTTCGTTTCGTATCTTTGCAAATGCAGTTTGTTATACCGACTGAGCAAAGCCATGCGGTCTTTGCGTTCAGCCATATTACTCTGTTACCAGTTCTGCCTTTGCTTCATTGACCTTTTCAATAACCTTGCTTTCAACAAAATCATAAACACGATTTGTTGCTTGGTCTATATCTTCTTCATTGCGAACGCTGTCTACAACACCAATGTCTACTCTTAACGATTGAAAATTACCAAGATTAAGTGTGTAGCCAAGTGTTACTGATACTTTTGTGCTCTCTTTTTCCACTGCCCCTCCCAAGGACTAGATTTTTTCTGACCATGTAGGTATAAACCTACCGTCTTCTGTTTTCGTATATGTCAGTATACCATTACCAATTCTGCGTGTCAACTCTTGCTTTGTTGGCGTAATTCCATTTGTAATTAATTTATCTTTTCTAGGTCTGCCTAAATGATAACTAGCAAGTATATCACGTATCTCTTTTACTTGCGACTCTGAATAGTATGCTCTAATCTGCCAACCTCTTGTTCCATTAATCTGTGCACCCATAGGAGGAGGTATTGCACCCTTCTTTACTAATCTTGGAAAATATTTACGATGCCTATTGACAAGTTGAGCAGTTTCTGATACAGTGTATGCCTTTTCTCTGTTTCTTCTAAAATCAGATCTTAGACATGTTTCTAATCTATCTTTTGTAATGTTATAAACAGTTACCATGCCAGTAGACCTAGAACTATGATAAAGTCTTACAAGATCTCCATTAAGAAACCAAATAGTTTTGTTTCCAGGAATTACAGGCTTGTTATTATAGCCTTTGCTCTCAACTGTTCTTGGGACATAAGCCATAAACCCTCCTTGCTATCTGAAGGTGGATGATAAAATTTTCTACTGCCACACAACAGACAATACACCTCTAAGTGTATCTGGCTAGAGTACTGTCTGTCAACAAATAATCTGCCATTGCATTTCTTGCAACGAAGAATCAAAACTACCCCTTAGTTTGGAATACCGACAACAATAATATTTATATTTAAAGAAAGGTCTCCAGAAGCGCCAAACCTCACAACGCCCTCAACCCTAGAAGTCGTTATAGATTTTAATATTACGGTTACGTTTTGACCAGCAGGCGTGTTTCCTATGTTTACTGCTGTTGCTGTTGCAATCGGAGCATATTTAAAATCTGATGGAAAATCATATGCAAATGTTTTTTCGTTACCAGCGCTTACTGTGGAGTTATTTGCAACCTCTACGAAACCACCAATTACTCTTGCTTCTGAAGTTTTTACGCTTTGCTTTCCAGCGCTTACAGTATCAATAGTAGTATAGTTATATGTTGCAGATGAAACCTGTGTAGCAATATCATTAATTGTTTCAGCCAATTGATATATATAAGTTACATCAAGAGGTTGTCCTCGTTCTGGAAGCGGTACTTTAGCCATTTTTCTCCTTCATTTAATTATACCAGTTAGCCTCTAACTATACGGAAGTTATTGCTGATTCCCATATTGTTAAGGTTGCATTGCTTGTTTTGGCAGATCCAACTATTTGAATTTTTACTCTAACAGTTGAAGACGCCTCATTTAAAAATGTATATGTGTGAATTGGGGTAGTTCCATGATATATATACGGATCAGAATCAAACTTGACAAACACATCATATTGTGGCCTATCTTCTTCATCTTCCCAGGCTGCAATAATAATTGGTCCACTAACAACGACCTCTCCATTAACGGCAACAGGGGTTGTTGACTCTACAACAAAAACAGGAGACCAATGAGAAGTTCTGTTTTTATCTTCAGATACCACTCTAAATCTAACAGAATAAACATTGTCTGATTCTACTGGAGGCAAATCATTTTTTGGAATTCTTAATACCTTGTTAGCCACTATGTTACTCCGATAGAAAATCTAAATTCAACATAATTGCTAGTGTTAGGTGGTTTAATTATTGTTTCTCCATCTGTATTTTTTACAACGGTATAACCAGTCATACCATATAAAGGATTGTTACTTGAGATATTTTCTAGTCTAAGGGCGTCTAAAGCAACATAATAATTTGAAGAAACTGAACCACTAACAAGAACTGATGAATAAATTCTGATAATGTTAACAGCATCCCAAGTAAAGCCATTAGTCTTTGCTAGTTCTTGAAGTTCTTGTGATACCACATAATATCTATTTTCATCAAAATTAAAACCCGCTGCCCCATCTATTGCATCCACTTTAAACCTTGCAAACTGACTTCCTGGCGCAGAAAACTCAATTAAAATTTTAACTCTGTCTGGAGATACACCCGAATCTCCATCTCTGTTAACTACAGAAAAAGCAAGTCTTAATTCGTCTACTGGAGAGTTTCTTGTAAAATCAACAGCCGTTCCAACTCCAGTTAATCCTATGTAGTTTGATCCAGCCAAAATCGCAAAACCAGAAGTTGATGATGCATTCAAGGTTGAGGAATTACCCTTCATCAATATTGTATTATTAAAAAATCTACATCTTTCAAATATTTCTGTTCTACCAGTTTTGAAAAATGTAGGATTGTCTGCATTTGTTTGAAATACTGGATCGGATACATCAATAACATTATCGTCTCCAGAGTCTAACTGCGATGTTTCAGTGTCTATTGCAACTGTAGATGTAGCAGAATAATATTGCCAATTTTCACCTTGCGTGAAAGCAAATATTGTCTTGCTATCAGATGCCCCAGCAGACGGATTTGTTCCAGCAGAAAAAATACCAATCTCTGATATTTCATATCTTTCTTCTGTTGGTAGTTCTGCTGTGAGTACTAGTTTAGTTACATTGTTTTCTGTTACAAATCCCCTGGAAGAAATAGGCACACGAAACATCTCAAAATCAAGGTTTTCTTTTGTGGAGTAGTCACCATATGGGTCAGCAGTTTCTAGGGGCTGTGGACCGCATCCTACGGCTATATAAGAGGCATAGGCAGGTGCCTGACCAAGCAGGTATTTGCCAATAATATTCTTACCAGTATTAGTTATCATGATTCATTGAACTCCGCTTCATATATTGTACCACTAAGGCTAATTTCTACCTCTATCTGCTCATCAGGCTCAAGATTAATAAGTTCTATTATTAAATCTCCAGTTGCATCTTCTATATAAATATAGGCTGCATCTGGTCCAGAGCCCTCCCCCTCCTCTGGTAATTTTGTATCTAG